ATTGTGGTATTTCTTGGCGGCGTTGCTGGCAAAGTATGCCCAAAGCTTTACCGCTTTGTCGCGGTCATAGGTGCCAGCATCAAAACGCTTTTGCAGGTTCTTTTCTATGCTTTCGCGTTGCTGCCGGTACAGGTCGGCATCGTTCAATGCGTACAGGTATAATTCGCGGGTTTCGTGTGAGTGTTCCATGATCTCTGATCCTTTGTTGTTTGCTGACGGGCCTCGTCAGTGCCGGCGATACCGGCAGACATAGCGCGACGGTGCCGCGCCATGTTTCGGCCTATCTCCAATCCTTGCGTTGCCAGCCGCATGACCGGCCATAGAGGAACAAGGCTTCGGACGCCTGATCGGTTAGCTTCAGCGCGTTGTGTAGCTGATCAATGCGCTGGTGGTCGGCATCGGTGAAGCTGTCATATTCTTCTTCTGTTGGGTCAATGTATTGGTCAAATTGGCGTTGTAATTCGTCCGCTACGCTATCTAACCGGCGCATTGTGTAAGCCCAATCGCCTTTGGCCATGTGATCGGTGTTATATTCAGACATGGTATGATCCTTTCTATGAATAACAAGGTGTGGCGGGCAGTGCGTACAGCTTGCAGAAAGTCTGGCAAGCACGGTCTGCTCCATGCGTTTTTATTGCACTGTTAAATTGCTGGCGCGTGATATTGCGGCCCGTGTTGGTGTCGCGTAGTTGCACCGGATAGGTTTCATTCGATGCCCTGTCAGTAATGACAAGCCAGCCAGACCAATATTCAGCGGTGAATGATTGCGTTTCAATAAACATGTTACGCCCCCTGATATTCTACGAGATTGATAACAAGGCCAACGAGTGACCAAAAGAACGACACAAAGCCGACTGCCGCCAGCCCCATGCCAAGATAGAAACCGATATGATCATGCGGTATTGTTTGCATGATTAGTGCGCCAGCGAGGCCAACACCAATGCTGGCAATGACAAGAATGGCAAAGACGATAGCTTGCAGCTTGGCAATGGTCTTAGGGTGTCTGTGAAAAACTGCGCGTTGCATGATTACTGATCCTTTGTTTATTGCTAGTGATAATCCCTAGATAACCATTGGCTAGTATACTGTCAACAAGAAAAATGATATTTATTGAAATATTCCAAGCAAAGCACAGCAAGGCATATGCAGCGCCACATATATATATACAGGCAAGGCACCCCGCTTTGATCTGGAATGTGACCGGCTTTGTGGGCTGTTGAGTATGCCAGCACACACACAACACAGACAAAGACGCGCAGCATTGCCGGTGCAGCATTGCCAGCGTCGCACAGCTGGCAGGGCAGGGGGGGCATAAACAAAGGCATCGCCCCCGACGCGTGGGGCCACTCTATACATGTGTTAATTCCCCCTATCCCACACACAGCCAGGAGGAAACATGGCTAGGCTAACAACAAGCAGGGCAGAAGCAGTAGCAAAGCTAGTGATGGACGGGCATAGTCTTGTCAGTGCATGCAGGGCGGCCAAGGTTAGTAGGTCTGTTCTGTATCAGCGGATGGGAGAGGATGCTGAGTTAAGTAATCTGATTAAGACGGCACAGCAGCAGAGTGCTGAGAAGGCATTGGAGGATGTCGAGGTTATGTATCAGGATCAGCTAGAGGGTAAGAAGAAGTATGATCCTAATGTATTAAGGGATTATGCTTTGCATGTTAGGTGGAAGGTCGGCAAGGTAATGCCGGATCAGTATGGTGATGTTAAGAACCGTGCTGGTGTAGAGGTGTCGGATGGCACGGTGCGTATCGTTTGGGAGAGCGATGGTGCAAGTTAAGATCCCTTATAAGCCAAGAGACTTACAAGCAGAGATGCACACCAGCGTTAGGCGTTGGAATGTGCTGGTTATGCACCGTAGGTTTGGCAAGACGGTATGGGCTGTTAATCATCTTATAAAGCATGCGCTGACTTGTGAGTTACCAAGGCCAAGGGTTGCGTTTGTTGCGCCTACGTTTACGCAAGCCAAGCGTATTGCATGGGATTATGTGAAGTATTATGCGTCTGTGATCCCTGGCGTTAGTTTTAATGAGACAGAACTGCGTGTAGACTTTCCTAATGGTGGCAGACTTATGCTGTTGTCTGCTGAGAATCCAGATAGTCTGCGTGGTATCTACCTTGATCTATGCGTATTCGATGAATTTGGCATGCAAAATCCCAGGGTATGGGGGGAGGTTGTCAGACCGGCACTATCCGACAGAGAGGGTGCGGCTGTATTTCTAGGCACCCCAGCCGGTCATAATCATTTTTTTGATCTATTGGAGCAAGCCAAGTCAGAAACGGCTAATGGCTCTGATCAATGGTACTATAAGGTTGTTAAGGCGTCTGAGAGCCAGCTTGTTAAGCCAGAAGAATTAGCGGCAGCACAGGCGCAGATGACAGCAGAGCAATACGAGCAGGAGTATGAATGTTCGTTCACTGCTGCTATTATTGGTGCTTATTATGGAAAACTGTTGGCTGATGCAGATGACGCTGGAAGGATTACAAGAGTACCTTACGATCCAGCTTATCCTGTGCATACAGCCTGGGATCTGGGTATAAATGACTCAACAGCTATTTGGTTTGCTCAAATCTTCCGTGGCGGCTCTATCAACATCATTGATTACTATGAAAACGGTGGTGTTGGGCTGGATCACTACGCTGAAGTATTACGTCAAAAGGATTATCACTACGGTGATCACCTTGCTCCGCACGATATCGAAGTAAGAGAGTTGGGTAGCGGCAAGTCTAGGCTTGAGACTGCGTTTAGTCTTGGCATTCGTTTCCGTGTAATACCTAAAATGAAGATTGCAGACGGTATCAATGCAGCACGCATGATGATGCCTAAATGCTTTTTTGACAGAGATAGGTGTAATGATGGCGTAGAGATGCTACGGCAGTATAGGCAGGAATGGGATGAACGGAAAAAAGTTTTCAGAGATCACCCGCGCCATGACTACACGAGCCATGCTGCGGATGCGTTTAGGTATTTGGCTGTTGGGTTGGAGAATAAACAAAATCTGGTTCGTCCACCGCAACAACAGGCAATGAATGAGTACAACCCGTTTACGTTATGATTGTAGATCTGAACCATTTTAAGACTGCTACGGCCATGATGACGGTCAGTCACTACCATGAGGACTATACAGACCAGGATATTAGGAATTTTATTGAGCCGCCGCTAAGTTTGGGTAACTACCTAATCATTCAAGACGAAGATGACTTCCCATTTGTGTTTGCCACATGGGCGTTTCCTGAGATGCACCACATAGATGAGTATGTGCGCACCAATAGATTCCCACCGGCAGGGTTCCGTGGCTGCGGTAATAGCCCTTGGATTATTGATTTTATTGCTTTCGGTGGATTTCAGAGTATTAAAGCTGGTTTTAGATATTTGAAAGACACATTTATCGAAATGGGCTATAGTGATTGCTATTGGTTGCGTACTGAAACAGGAAAAATTGGCTTTCACGCCTTGAAGGAGAACTGATATGGGATCAGGTGGTGGCCCAGATGAGGGTGGCGCACGCGCACAAGATTTTCGCTTGCAAGAGCAACGCCGTGCTACGGCACAGGGCATGCGCACAAGTAAGCCGCAACAATCATTTGCAAGAAATATTCAAGCAGCACAACAGTTAGAGGAACGCGCTGCTGGGATTGACTATAATTTGCCGCCTGGCGTTTCTCGTGCATTAGAGGGTGTTGCTAGGGCCAGCCTAACCAGGCAAGCTAATATTTTGCGTGGGCAGTCTACTACAGCAGAGCCTGTGCGTGATGATGCTGGTGATGTTGTTGGCGTTGTGTCTCGCGGTCTTTTTGGGGGCAGGGTTTATTCTGGTCGTCCAGGCTCTAGCCCGATTGGCACGCAGCAAAGAATGGGTGAGCCACGGGCAGATGTTACACCAGAAGTAACCCCGCTTGTTACGCCTGAGATTGTGCCGGATGAAGCGGGGGAAGGTGTGATTGGGACGCGCGGACGTGGTGGAGGCGGTGCGCCTAGACGCCGTAGGGCTGTGCGACTTGGGCAAGCCACTCCTGATGAATTAACATTGCTTTCATAGGGGCATCAAATGTCTTTTTTAACTCCTAAAGTAACCGTACCACCACCACCGCCACCGCCAGAGCCGCCAGCAAAGGTTGACTATGCGCGTGCAGAGGCAATGGCCGCAGAAGCAACAGCAGCCGCTACAGGGCGTCGTAAGGGGCGTGGCGGCACTATTGTTGCCGGAGCGTTGGGCGATACAAAAGAAACAGGGCAAACCCCAACATTGTTAGGTAGCTGATATGGAACCCGTTAAAGAATTAGTTTCCCGTTTTGAGTTCCTAGAGCAACGTCGCGCCAACTGGGATACTCACTATCAAGAATTGGCAGACTATATGCTGCCACGCAAAGCCGATATTGTGCGAAAGCGCAGTCGCGGTGAAAAGCGCATGGAACTAATCTTTGATGGTACTGCGCTGCAAGCTGTAGATCTTTTGTCTGCATCACTGCATGGCATGCTTACTAGCGGTGCTACGCCTTGGTTCCATCTTTCGATGAAAGATCCTGACATTGGGCGTGATGACAATGTGCAGCGTTGGCTAGAAGATAGCAGCAAGCGCATGATTAGGGCGTTTAATCAGTCAAACTTTGAGACAGAGATACATGAATTGTATGTAGATCTTACTGTGTTTGGCACTGGCTGTATGTTTGCTGAGATGGATGGCGAAAACTTGCGTTTCAGCACACGCCATATCTCTGAGTTTTATGTTGCGGAAGATCAGTTTGGCATGGTCGATACTGTATTCCGTAAGTATAAGATCCCTGCACGGCAAGCTGTGCAACGCTTTGGCCTAGAAAACGTAGGCAAGTTTATTCAACGTACATTTGAGAAGAAGCCGGATGAAGAGGTAACTCTTTTGCATGCTGTGTTGCCGCGAGATGATCGTGACCCAACAAAGCAAGACAACAAGAACATGCCGTTTGCATCCGTCTATGTTTGTATGGAAACAAAGATGCCCGTCGCTATCAGTGGGTTTCAAGAGTTTCCATACATTGTCCCGCGTTTTCTCAAGGCAACAGGGGAAGTGATGGGGCGGTCACCTGCGATGGTGGCGTTGCCTGACGTTAAGATGATCAACTTGATGTCAAAAACCATCATCCAAGCTGCGCAGAAACAAATAGATCCTCCACTGCTTGTTCCTGACGACGGATTTCTTCTCCCTGTCCGTACACAGCCAGGTGGCCTTAATTTTTATAGGTCCGGCACGCGCGATACAATCACACCCCTAAACACTGGCGCAAACATTCCTATTGGCTTGCAGATGGAAGAGCAGCGGCGTGGTGCCATTCGTTCTGCTTTCTATGTGGATCAGCTTCTGTCAGCAGCAACACCCAACATGACGGCAACAGAGGTTGTGCAGCGTCAAGAAGAGCGTATGCGCGTTATAGGGCCGGTTCTGGGGCGTCTAATGAACGAGATGTTGCGGCCACTTATTGACCGCACATTCTCACTAATGTTGCGCAAAGAGATGCTTGCACAGCCACCAGAGATCCTGCAAGGCCGCGATGTGGACATTGAGTATGTATCACCGCTGGCACGCGCACAGAAGTCTAGCAGCCTTAACAGCACAATGAAGGCTCTGGAAATCTTGCTGCCGCTTTCACAGTCTTTGCCGGTTGGCGATCACCTAAACCCAGATGGCCTGGTCAACCATGTTGTTGATACGCTCGGCGTTCCAAAAGAAGTCCTGTTCCCGCAAGCGCAGATTGATCAGCAGCGCCAGCAACGTGCTGCGGCAGAGCAAGAGCAGATGCAGCGTCAGCAAGAATCAGAAGATGTTTACACGGCTGCACAAGCAGCACAGGCAGTGAGGATGGTAGGTGATGGTAGCGGAGGTTAATAAGCTACGCCAAATGTACAAAGATGTATTTGGTGAGCATGCCGGCAAACAAGTTTTGGGAGATCTTGAGGCACGCTGTAACTGGCGTGTTTCAAGCTATGTGGCGGGAGATGCAAATGCCACAGCGTTTGAAGAAGGAAAGCGTGCAGTAATCCTTCATATCTACAACATGATGAGTGAGGAATAAATGTCAGAACAAGCAGCTGAACAGGTAGCCACGTCAGACGCTACGCTGATGGAAACACCAGCAGAGGTAGCGCAAGGCGGGTCTGGTAACGACTTCTTGACCATGATACCAGAAGATATCCGCGAACATCCCAGCTTTGGCCCTATTAAGGACGTAGAAAATCTAGCGCGTTCTTATGTAAACGCGCAGCGTTTGATTGGGTCAGAGAAGGTGCCGCTGCCAACAAACCCAACAGATGAAGATTTGGATAATATTTATGGTCGTTTGGGTCGCCCAGAAGCACCCGATGGCTATCAAATCCAAGCAGATGGCAACGTCATTACTGAAGACATTGCCACGCAATATGCTGATATTGCACACAAATTAAGGCTCACACCACAGCAAGCAGAGGGTGTGCTTGAGTATTATCGTTCAACAGTATCTAACTCTGCTGAACAAATGCAGCAGATAGCAGCAGAGCAAGCCGAAAGCACTGAGGCTGAACTGCGTCGTGAGTGGGGCAAGACCTACGATCAAAAGATAAACGCAGCATCTGGTGCAGCTAAAGAGTTTGCTGGTGATGAAATACTAAACATGCAGTTATCTGATGGCACACTGGTTGGTAATCACCCTGCATTCATCAAAGCCTTTGCAGCTATGGCAGATTTCAAAACCACAGTGACAAGCGAAGATACGATTGGTGAGGCTGCCGGCAACTTCTCGCTCACACCAAAGCAAGCACAGGCTGAGATTGATTCCATCCTGGGTGATAAAAGCCACGCCTATTGGGATAGTAAGAACGTCACAGCAAGGCAATCAGCGGTGCAGCGTGTTCAAGAGTTGATGGGTATGATCCATGACTAATGAAGAACAAATTGAACTGAGATTAGAGTGCCTTAGAATTGCGATTGAGTTTGGCACACAACGTGATATCATGAACCCATCCAATTTGGCAGAAAGTTACTACCAATGGGTGACGCAGGGTAGCGGTGAAAGCCGTCCTGATGACAGCCGGAAAGACGGAGGCCCGACGCCGGCCAAAAAGGCCAGGAGTGTCCGTAAGGGTAGCACACCGCAACTTGTGTAAATGTAAACTGTAGTTAGGAGGTAGACCAATGTCTACTCAAGTCACTACGGCATTTGTACAACAGTATTCTGCTAACGTGCAGATGCTTTCACAGCAGATGGGTTCCCGTCTGCGTGATGCGGTACGCACTGAGAATATCGTTGGCAAAAATGCCTTTATCGACCAAATCGGTTCAGCAACTGCTGCCCTGCGCACCAGCCGCCATTCCGATACACCACAGATGGACACGCCGCATGACCGCCGTCGTCTGTCTCTTGCTGATTATGAGTATGCAGACCTGATTGATGATCAGGACAAAGTACGCATGCTTATTGATCCAACATCTTCTTACGCACGCGCCGCAGCAGCAGCTATGGGTCGGGCAATGGATGATGTGATCATCGCAGCAGCAGTAGGCGCAGCAAGCACCGGAGAGACCGGTTCTGGCAGTGCATCGCTTGACGCAACAGCAAACTCTGTCGGATCTGCATCGTCTAACGATGGCCTGACACTTGCCAAGCTGCGTGAAGCAAAGCGTAAGATGGACCTCAACGACGTTGACCCGTCTATCCCGCGCTACATTGCAGTAGGCCCAAAGCAGATTGAAGACCTCCTTGGCGACACAACTGTCACCAGCAGCGACTTCAACACTGTGAAGGCTCTCGTGCAGGGTGAACTGGATACCTTTATGGGCTTCCGCTTCATCATGTCCAACCGTCTGTCCGTGGACGCTAACGACATTCGTAAGTGTTTCGCTTGGGCAGAAGACGGTCTGACTCTTGGTATTGGCAAGGACATCAGCGCACGCATTGATGAACGCGCCGACAAGGGTTACGCAACTCAGGTCTACTACTGCATGAGCATCGGATCGGTGCGCATGGAAGAAGACAAAGTTGTTCAGATCTTCTGTGACGAAACCCCAGACTAAGAGGAGAGATAAATCATGACTACTAAAAACTCGACTCTTGTAGCTAACTTTGAAGCTTCACCACAGGTCTTCAGTGACTCTCATGAGTTGCATGGCGTTCTGCGTGTTGCACAGGGTTCAATCGCACTGGCAGCGGGTGACAGCACCGACAATGACATTGTTATGCTGGCACCTATTCCGTCCAACGCATCCATCACCGCGCTGCAAGTTGCAGCAGATGGTCTTGGCGGTAGCTGCACATTCAACGTAGGTCTGTATCAGGCTGATGGAACGGTTGTAGATGAAGATCTATATGCCACTTCTGTTGCTGATGGCACGACAGCCGTTGCTGATGTCCGCACTGAAGCTGCCGATATTAACACTATCGGTCAGCAGCTTTGGCAGGATGCCGGTGCAAGTGCAGACGCTGGCGGTTACTACTATGTAGCAGTCACGTTCAATGCGACTGGTGGAACGGCTGGCGATATGTCGTTCATCATTCACTACGTTGTGAACTAACATTGAGGGGGCGGTACGCCGCCCCTTCTTTTCATTAAGAGGTGTGTGATGCCATCAGTCGTTGATATTTGTAACGAAGCTATGGATTTGCTTGGCGCAGCAACCATTACATCGCTCACTGAAAACTCCAAAGAAGCGCGGTTGTGTAACAGACGATACGAGACTGTAAGGGATCATGTCCTGCGTGCGCATCCTTGGAACTGTGCAATTACACGCAAAACGCTGGCAAAAGATACTGACGCGCCGGCCTTTGGTTTTAACAGCCAGTTTACGCTTCCCACAGATCCATATTGTCTGCGGGTTTTGTCATTTTGGAACAGTAATGTTGATAATGAGTTGGCTGCATACGATAGCAACGTGATGTTCAAGGTTGAAGGCCGGAAGGTTTTGACTAACGAAAGCACATGCAAGATCACATACATTGCACGCCTAACTGACTCTGAGCAGTTCGATACGCTGCTTTCAAGCGCCATAGCGCACCGTCTTGCCGGAGAGACTGCGTATGCCATTACTGGCAGCAACAACCTCTCACAAGGCATCCTAGCGCTGTATGAGTCACGTTTGAAGGAAGCGCGTACTATGGATGCTATGGAAGGCTACCCAGACCAAATACAGGCAGATGATTTCTTAAACGTCAGGTACTAATATGGCGCGTGTTTCCACTATTATAACGAACTTCCGCGCCGGAGAGTTTTCGCCCCGCCTTGAAGGTCGCATAGATCTACAGAAGTACAATGAGGCGGCAAAAGAACTAACCAACATGGTGAGTTTCCCACAGGGTGGCATTACACGCCGCCCTGGTTCGTATTATGCCGGAACATCAAAGGATGGCGGCAAAGTACGTTTGATGAACTTTGAGTTTAGTGATGAGCAAGCGTATGTGCTTGAGTTCGGCGCTAATTACATTCGTGTGTTCAAAGATGGCGGTATAGTTACGGAAGCCACTAAGACGATTACAGCCGTAACAAAGGCAAACCCTGCTGTTGTTACAGCATCATCGCATGGCTTTAGTAACGGAGATAGAGTTTATATCACGGGCGTCGTCGGTATGACGCAGCTAAACAACCGTGAGTTTACGGTAGCAAACCAAACAACAAACACCTTTGAGTTGTCTGGTATCAACAGCACAGGCTTTGACACTTATAGCAGCGCTGGTGCTGCGGGTAAGATTGTAGAAATTACTACTACATATAGTGTTACAGAGATTTTTGAGATCAATCATGCGCAGTCAGCAGACGTTTTGTTCCTTGCTCACAAAAGCCATGAGCCAGCAAAACTAACACGCACAAGCCATACGTCTTGGACGCTTACTGATATAGACTTTATTGATGGCCCATATTTAGATGAGAACAAGACCGCGACAACTCTTTATGCGAGTGCTGACACAGGCAGCGTAACAATCACAGCTTCTGCTGACTTGTTTACAAGCGCCGATATTGGACGGTTAGTCAGGTTTCGTGAAGTCCTAGAAATTGAGTATGATGAGTGGCAGGCCAGCACAAGCTACGCTAACAATGTGTTTGTGCGTTACAATGGGCATGTCTACAAGCATGTGACCGGCTCAACGCAAACGTCCGGCAATACCCCACCTGTTCACACATCAGGGCAAGAAACCTATGGTGCGCTTACTTGGGAATACAGGCATGACGACACTGGACACGCAGAGATAACAGCATTTACAGATGCTAGAAACGTAACAGCCACAGTTAAAGAAGACGATGGCGGTATATCTGTTTTGCCGCACAACACTGTAGGATCTAGCAACGCTACGACCAAGTGGTCTTTGGGTGCGTTTGGCGGCGATCAAGGCTTCCCGCGTGCCATAGCGTTTTATGAAGAACGTCTATACTTTGCCGGCACAAGTGCGCGGCCACAAAGTATCTTTGGCTCTGTTAGTGCAGATTTTGAAAACCACACACCTGGCACAAACGATGATGATGCAATAAATATTACGATTGCGTCGGACAAAGTTAATGTTATCAATCATTTACTGCCAGCCAGATTTCTACAAATCTTGACCACAAGTTCAGAGTTTACCTTGTCGGGCGGCACGGGTTCAGAGCCTGTAACGCCAACCAACGTAAATGTGTTGCGGGAAACTACTTTCGGCTCATCTAGTATCCGTCCTGTGCGTGCTGGAAACAGCACTATTCTGATCCAGAAGGGTGGGGAGCGTGTCAAAGAAATCACTTTTGACCTTGATACTGATGGCCTGTTGGGCGTGGATTTAACGATTTTGGCAGAGCATGTGGCCAGTGGTGGTATCACAGATATGGTTTGGCAGCAGGAGCCAGAACTTATTTTGTGGTTTGTGCATGCGAATGGCACCTTGATAGGGCTTACATATGACCGTGCTAATGGCGCAGTGGGCTGGCATCAGCACCCACTGGGTGATAGCGGGGTAGTAGAAAGCATTACCGCCATTCCTAGTGGCACAGAAGATCAGGTATATGTATCTGTAAAGCGCACTATCAATAGCGCGACTGTGCGTCATATCTGCTATTTGAAGCCTATCGACTTTGGCTCTGATATCGAGGATGCGTTCTTTGTTGATAGCGGCTTAACATACGCAGGATCTGATACCACATCTATAACCAGCCTTAATCATCTTGAAGGTGAGACTGTACAGATCCTTGCTGATGGGTCTGCGCACGCTGACAAAACAGTAACGAATGGCAAAGTCACGCTAGATCGCAGCGCTGGTAAGGTGCATATCGGGTACAGCTACAACTCTCTAGTGGAAACCTTGAGACTAGAAGGTGGCGCGGATGATGGTATTTCGCAGGGCAAGATAAAGCGTATCCACGGTGTTACTGCGCGTTTCCTAAACAGCGTCGGCGCAGAGGTTGGCCCTGACACCGGCAATCTTGACCGAATACCGTTTCGTGATAGCAGCATGTCTATGGACACGGCGGTGCCTATGTTTACAGGCGACAAAGAGATTTCATTCCCATCAGGCTATGATAATGATGCGCGGGTAGTTGTGCAGCAGTCACAGCCACTGCCAATGACAATACTGGCGATTATGAGAAGGTCTAATACGTTTGATGCTTAAGTTTCGTCCATTCTCAAGAGATCACATTAGACATATCAAGCTGATGTTTGAGTTGTCAGATGATGGGCGGCAAGCGCTTGTTGAACACAAAGATATCAACGGTTACACATTGTTTGAGGAAGATGTTGTGCTTGGCATAGGCGGTGTACACAACATATGGGAAAACGTAGGAGAGGCGTGGTTGATTCTTGGGCGTGAGGCGTTTGACAAGCCTAAGACAGTTGCGCGTCATACGGTGCATATGTTCGATCACATGCAAGAAGAGCATAAGTATCAGCGTATCCAGGCCAGTATCTCAGTTAAGGATACAAAGGCTAAACGGTTCGCAGAATGGCTTGGTTTTGAAAATGAGGGTATAATGAGGAAATACGGGCCTGATGGCTCAGATTACTATCGTTATGCAAGGGTGATGTAATGGATCCGATGACAATCGCAGCAGGGGCTTCAGCAGCCAGCGCATTTCTTGGGTTCAAGGGGAATCAGGCATCAGCGCGTGCGGCACAGGAAACAGCAGAGTACAACGCGAAGGTTAAGGAAAACGAACTTGTATTGTTGCAGCGTGCGCGAGTTGAGCAAGAGAGCAACTTACGCCGGTCTAATGATCGCTTGACTGCGCAGCAGACTGTGGCAACGGCTAAGTCTGGCATCGAAATGTCAGGCAGTCCGTATCTTGCGTTGGCTGATAGTTATTTTGCAATGGAGCGTGACGCGCTGAAGATCCAGTATGCCGGTGATATAGATCAAGCAAACGCTATGGCAACAGCAGCTATGTTGCGTGCCTCTGGGAATGCGCGTGCTTCTGGGTTTAGAACGGCCTCATATGTCAGTCTTCTTAATGGCGCTAGTTCTATGGCTGGCATGCGTCAGCAGCAGGACTTCTTTGCGCTGCAAGATCAATATAGACAGAAAACATTAACGAGTTAGCGATGCCAAAAATACCATTGTACGCAGAAGGCCGTGGAAGCGCTGTAAATCTCGCTACAGGGCGTCTTGGCCCCCAAGCCCCTACAGGTGCCTTTGAAGCGCCTGGACAGGCCACAGTGCGTGCTGCGGAGGCTCTTGGCAGGGCTGGCACAGAATACGCTAAGAA